TGTTCAAGTATCCCAAGCCACGGTGGGCGCAGTTGCCTGATTCATTTCAAAGTTGAACTGTACCGTCGAATCACCGTCTTGGCTGACGCCAAACGCGAACGAACTGAACACTGCGGCAAAAGTCAGCGAGCAGCGCGTCGCAGACGGCTCGACCACATACAGGACCACAGTGCCGCCACCACGATCATCCAAGGCCGTGCTGCTGTGCTTGATCGGAGAGATGGCGTTGTCACCATCGGTGTCGGAACCGTCGTCATACAAGGGGAAACCGCCAGCCGATCCTGTGATGTCAAGGACGCCAGAAGCCCGCCGATTGTGCGCAAGGCTGGTCTGCGCGAACTGAGTGATGACATGCGTCGATCGCGTCAGCGTGGCACTCCAAGTGTTGAGGGCTGCGTTGAAGCCAGTCCCCATCGATGCACTACCATCTGATCCTACTGCTACAGTCTCAGGCATCAGTCGCCTCCAGAATCAAGTTTCAAACCAAGTGAACACGGGAGCCGCACTCGCAGCAAGCTCAAAGTTGAAGGCGACCGTCGCCTCGCCGTCTTGCGTGGATGCAAGAGCGATCGAACTGAATACCGCGTTGAAAGTGAAAGAACACTCGTCACTACCGCCATCGCTCCCATTCACAAGGAGAACGACTTCGCCACCATTTGGCCCGCTTGCCCCTGCGAAGGTTGAAATCGGGCTTGTGTTGGAAGCGTCATAGGACGGAAAACCACCCGCCGATCCTGTGATGTCAAAGATTTTCGAGGCAACCCTTGAGGTGCCTACATCGCCGAACCCCGTCACGACGCTCGTCTGCCTAGTCACGCTGGCAGACCAAGTGTTGAGTTGCGCGGCATATCCAGATGGCAGCGTGCAACTTCCATCAGATCCAATTGCGACTGTCGTTCCCATGAATGTATCCCGTCAAGTTGATGACGTTGAAACTATTTCAAACGTCGATTCCAGTTGTAGAAGCTCGCCCTCGATTGAAGGAGTACCTCTGGTCATGCCACGAATGAATCCCCTGTCATGGTCCGTCACCGACACAGACGCCTCATCCAAGAGCGCGAAAAGCAGCTTCTCCTTATCTACTATCGAATCCGCACCACTGTCGGACTTGTCAAAAATGCCGATCGCGATGATGCCGCGTTGCTGGACTCTACCGTCAAAGAAACGCTGGGTGTTGACCTCTTCCAAGTTGTAAATGCAAACAGGGAAAGCCGTCTCAGAAGGTGCTTGGACAGCAAAGATTCGACTGCCAACCGCAGTCTTGAATGCGTTTGTGGTGGTCAACTTTGTATAGATTGCCTTCATCAACTCGACAGTCATGCCAGCCTCCTCGACGCCGAAGTCCGTATGGATCGGCGGACGTTGACAACAAAGTCCCTGACCTTGCGAGGAATCTGCTTCCGGACCTCTCTGACTGACGGTTCAACAAAGGGCCGTGGTTCCAGCACTCCAGGCTTTGTGAGCTTGTATTTTCTTTGGCCTCGCTTTGACCTCTTGACGTAGACAATTCGCCCTTCCTTCTTGTGGTAGAAGTAGGGCTGACCGCCTGGAAGACTTGCGCCGAACTCAAGCGGCCTGGCATACGGAGCGTCAATCCGGACAAGGCCGACCCTTTTCCTGGATCCAAACTTTCGGACCCTGTCAGTCAAGATGGATCGGCCCAAGTTTCCGGTTCGTTTGTGCGGTGGGTTGGGACTGACCGAAGCTGGCGGATACTTGTCGTTGATCCGGAGCTTCATATTTTTCTGAAGCGTCCTCTGGATCTCGTTGACTAGATCCGCCATCCGATCTGTGACCTGATCGGCGGTTTCTGCTGGCCTGAAGTTGGTTGTGACCTTTGCTGATTTGCTCATGTCAGAACCTGCTCGGCACGAACGATGACGTAAGAAAGCCGGTCAGTTGTAGGCCGCTCATGGGGGATCTTTACTGAGCGGACTTCAAAGTCAGCCCCTGCGTACCTGATCCGGTCGTTGTACGAAATAGATTTTCCTGAAGGGAAAAAGAAGACAGCGGTTCTTCCCCTAGCTTCGCTTCCACCAACAACCGAATCAGTCCCTCCCTCGATCTGCACAAGCGCGGTCTCCGCTGTGGCATAGGTCCAAGACTCGACGGTTCCGCCAACAGCATCGGTGGAATTGCTGACCGTTCCATGAGAAACGGATTGACCGTACTTGTCAATCAACGTGGAAACGCTCAACGAATGTCTCGGTATTGGTCAAGAAGAAAAGCACGCTTCTCCAACATGCTGACTTGGCTTTCTTTGCTATAGGTGTAATCACCCAAGGTCTCGCTTGTCACATTTCTCTCCGATAAGCGTGACTGATACATCTCCGCAGCGATCTCAATACAGGCACGCTCGAGGTCATCAGGAACAGTAGAGAATCCAGCCTTATAGTGAATCAGGACACTTTGACGAACTCGAGGGAACCTGCCGCTTTCGCCAGAACCAAACCCTCGATGGGTGTTCACGTCTCGCATGTAGACGATGCCTCGCTCATGATCAAGCCGGTACTCGCCGTCAGCTTCGGAAACATATGAGATGTGGACTGGCCCATTTCTGATCAGGTCGATGCCGCCGATCCTGTGCAGATTCCTAGATGGCACATTGGTCGTCAGGTTGGCAGTGAAGCCCGTCAAGGCTGTGATTGCTGAGGCCAGCTTGGATGTGTTGTTGTACGAAGAGCTCGTCAGATCGAACGTACTCTCCGCGAGAGTTCCGCCTTGCTCAATCCTGCGAAGATGCGCCTCGTCACTGTCAACCATGAAGGTGAGCTCGAGGTCTGTCGAAACACTGCTTTCAATCGTGAAGGCCGTCTGGTGACCGTAGCCGACTCGATACATCCTCACTATCGGGTACTGATCGAGCAAGACCGTCTTGCTGCCGTCTCCATTGTGCCACTCGTAAAAATCGCGGGCCTTGAGCTTCCTTCCGGTATAGCTCTCGATCATTGACGTAGCCCTATCGATTGACGCCTCAAGGACTGAGTCATAGGTCGATACGGTAATTCCAAGCCAAGCCTTTAGCCCCGCCAAGGTTGTCAATGCGTGTGTGCTTACTGCCATCAGTCAATCCTGACCACTTCGCCAACTTCAGAGAGGGCATCGCCAGGCACAGCGTTGGACCATGCGTTGTCCTCTGGATCAAGTTCATCGTATGTGTTTGGCAAGAAGCAAAGGCCAAAACATGCTGTCCGCAAAGCCGGTGAACCTTCACCCTCTGACGTAGCAACCCCAGTCGATATCCTCGAATCAAGGTAGGCGACTCGCAGACTGTTCCCTGTGCTTAGATTGGCACACGTCGTACCCTCGACGGTTACCGCAGTGTTGGCAACTGCCGACCCCAGATTGCCCTCGTCAAATTGACAGAACATGGCTCTGTCGGCGAGGGTGTTCGTGCCGTTGGACAAACCAAAAGGACGGCCAGGGTCAGAGCTTGCGTTGTAGCCCATGACCATGATGACTTCTTCGTACTTGTCGAGTTCGACGATGTTGAATGATCCGGCGTTTCCTGCCTGCGGCTTGCGACCTTGGACGCATCTGAATTGTAGGTACTGCCTCATTGGACAAACGTGCCTCCAGGTGTGGTAGGAACTCGGCCGATGACTGCCTCGCCATTGGTGCCTGCACACAATTCGTTGGTCATTGCATACTGCCCGTTGTGCTGAAGGGCGCACACTGCGAACATCTTGACCGAAGACGATGACGCTTGATTGCATGCCATCGTCAGCCGTTGATATCGCCGTTTTGGCAATGAAGGATCTAGCCGAATCGAGATAACCCGCATGTCCTTGTCGCCAGGTAGCGTTGAAGTAGCACCGGATGTCACCTTTGTTCCTCCTGCGCTATACAGAGTCTCCGCGCCTGTCGTGCCGTCAGAATTATCCGATCCGGTGATGAGCAAGCCAGTGATTGAGTCTGTCACGGTGTCATCGGGCCCAGATGCACAGTCAAAGTTAATCAGCCAGACACATTCAACATAACCTTGGGTGTCGATGACTGAAGAAACACTAGAAGTGCCGCAGTCACCAAGAAACGCAGGACGGAAGTGGTAGTTTTGTGAACGTCGCATCATTTCCTCAGCAATAGACCCCTGCCCCCCAAGGGGGGGCAAGGGTCCAAAAAGAAAGGTTCTCAGCCGGTGATGATACCCAAGCAGCCGCGATCGGCTGGGACGTTCGAGGTCTCGCTTGCTCGCGACAGAATCGCAACGCAAGAAGTCAAGTTAGCCGAACCGGCCGAAGTGGCCTCGACGCGAAGGTATCGCTTTAGGCCACGAAGATCAACTTCAAAGACCATCATCTTGTCATCGTCAGTGCCAGCAGGAAGCGCTGCCGTAGTCCCATCGGACTCGATGCCGCCAGAGAAGTCAAATCCTGCCACGCCAGTCGTGACGAAAGTAGAATTGTCATCCGCTTGCTCGAGATGGAGCTCCGAGAAGGCACCATTGATCGAGCCCATCGAAAAGATGATTGTGCAGTAATCGTAGCCTGCGGTGTCAATCGAGTTGTCCATCGCGACCGGAGCAGCCGAAAGCGAGACTGGGTCCAAGACGTTAACGAACTTTGTGTTTTGTGAGTGAATCATGAAAGTGGTTCCTTAGCTGAATCAGCTTTCGTCCTTGATGAGGAGGGCCACAATCGGTCCGGCGTCGTTGCCATCACCAGTGTCGTGACAGTTGATATCGAACCGCTCGGTTCCACGGATGGCGATCTCGTCCTGCTCGAAGACGTTGCCGCTGTTGATCGTGGCATGTTCCGAGACCTGGATGGTGGTCGAACGACGATCGCCGAACGAGGCAGCCAGGGAAAGGTCGCCGAAGTAAAGCAGCTTCTTTTCGTCGGTGTGGTCAGTGCTGTTCGGGAGAACCTGCGAGAAGTGGACCGGATATCCGAACAGAGTCGGGACATACTTGCCACCAAGGGTCTGCTGGAAGTCGTTGCCACCTTGCAGGCGAGAAGCGCGTTCGGCGTAGGCGTGGAACACCGACTTGTGCATGTACCAGGCAGTGCGAGCGTTGTCGGCGTACTGCGGAAGCAGAGCCATGAGCTTGGTGAGGTCAGCGATGGCGTCGGCCGACGCGACATCACCGACGGTGGTGTTGAGTTCGGTGGTATCAACAGAGCCAGCCGTACCCATCGAGTCGGCAAGACCAACAATTCCGCCGTAGGTCGAGGTGCCGTCACCAAGGAACAGGCACTCGTCTTCGCGCTTGGCAAAGGCGTAGGCGATTTCACCCGCAACGTCATCACTGATGTTGAGGAACGCATCCTCATCAAGCTCGGACGAGATGGTCGTGATACAGGCGAGCTTCTTAGCGACGAGCGAGACCTGCTCAAAGGTCTGGGTGCTTTCAGTGATCGCACTGGCCTCACCGACAAAGTACGGGGTCAGGGTCGCCGACCGTCGCGGGATGCGGTGAACGTCAGTGGTCATCGGACGAATCCGGCAGTTGGCTCGCGCCACGCCGAACTCTTCCCGAAGGCTGATCAGTTCAGTCTCAAAGACTTCAGGGACGAGGAAGCCGCCAGCACTGTTGACGCCTTCGGTGTGCGCCTTGAGGTGCAGGTCATTCCGCTCGCAGAAGGCGAGGCTCTTGCGGTGCCCCATCTGTGCGTTGAGCCAGTGACCGAACGCGAGGGCCTTGTCCACAGCGTCACCGTTGTGGTTGTCCTTGAAGTTCTTGACACGGCCACTGTAGTGGTTCCGGCCCTTTCCAACCATCGGGGCAGCAAAAGCCTTTTGTCGAGCCTTGCGGTGGCTCAGTCCCTTGTATGTACGCTTTTCCTCTTCCTCCTCTTCCTCCATCTTGTCTTCCTTGTCCTCGTCTTCCTCCATCGTCTTCATTTCTTCCTCTTCTTCCTGCATCGCCTTGGGGGCCACATGGACCTCAAGATCTTCAGCAGACATGGGTTTGCCGTCTTCGGCAGTGACCATGACCTTGTCGAGGTAAAGGCCCTTGGCCTTGATGAAACGACTGGAGCCGACTTGGTTGGCAATGTTCTGGAGGTCCGCTTGGGCCTCCGCGAGAGTCACGATTCGCATGGGATTGTTCCCGTTTGTTGTGTTCGTTGAATAGGAAAAATGTGATCTTCCGCTGTGCCTCTCGCTCCAGACCTTTCGCCTCTGCGCTCAGGCTCCTTGATCACTAAATACTCAAAACTTGTCCATAAGGC